ACTTACAGAAGGTGTTACAGATACAGAAGGTGTAACGCTTACAGAAGGTGTTACAGATACACTTGGAGTAACACTAACAGAAGGAGTAACCGATACAGAAGGTGTAATAGATACAGAAGGTGTAACGCTTACAGAAGGTGTTACAGATACACTTGGAGTAACACTAACAGAAGGAGTAACCGATACAGAAGGTGTAACACTTACAGATGGAGTAACCGATACTGATGGTGTAACACTTACAGAAGGTGTCACGCTCACACTCGGGGTAACGGAGACAGAGGGGGTAACACTTACAGAAGGTGTCACGCTCACACTCGGGGTAACCGATACGGAAGGAGTAACCGATACTGAAGGTGTAACACTTACCGATGGAGTAGCCGAGGATGAAGGAGTAGTCGAAGGAGAAGGAGTAGCCGAGGATGAAGGGGTAGTCGAGGGAGAAGGGGTAGCCGAGGGGCTAGGTGTTGGTGAAGGAGAAGGAGTAGCCGAGGGGCTAGGTGTCGGTGAAGGAGAAGGAGTAGCCGAGGGAGTAGGTGTCGGTGTTTGTGAAGACATATTGCATTAGATTGTATAAGAAATTTAATACTATGAAGGTGTAGGTGGTGAGGCTGGTGGAGTAGCGGAAGGAGACGGGGTAGCGGAAGGAGACGGGGTAGCCGATGGTGAAGGTGTCGCGGAAGCTGGTGGTGTAACTGACGGGGAAGGTGTAGCTGAAGGTGAAGGTGTAGCTGACGGAGAAGGTGTAGCCGATGGCGACGGTGTAGTTGAAGGTGAAGGTGTAGCTGAAGGCGAAGGTGTGGCGCTCGCTGACGGAGTAGCCGATGGTGAAGGTGTTGCGGAAGCTTGTGGTGTCGCCGATGTTCCTACCGAAGGCGTAACAGTTGGTGGTGGTGAGGCTGGTGGTGTAGCTGATGGGGATGGTGTAGCTGATGGGGATGGTGTAGCTGATGGTGATGGCGTTGCTGACGGAGAAGGTGTAGCTGATGGTGAAGGTGTAGCTGATGGTGAAGGTGTCGCGGAAGCTGGTGGAGTAGCAGAAGCTGGTGGAGTAGCTGATGGTGTTGGTGAAGCTGCAGGCGAGCTCGGTGGAGAAGCTGAAGGTGTTGGTGACGTTGGTGGTGAAGCCGGTGGAGAAACTGCTGGTGAAGCAGGTGGGGAAGCTGAAGGTGTTGGTGAAGCTGCTGGTGAAGCAGGTGGGGAAGCTGAAGGTGTTGGTGAAGCTGCTGGTGAAGCGGGTGGGGAAGCTGAAGGTGTTGGTGATGTTGGAGGAGTAGCAGGAGGTGTAGCTGATGGAGTAGGTGAGGCTACTGGAGTAGCTGACGGAGAAGGTGTAGCCGATGGCGACGGTGTAGCTGACGGTGAAGGTGTAGCTGAAGGTGAAGGTGTAGCACTCGCTGAGGGAGTAGCAGAAGGAGAAGGTGTGGCGCTCGCCGAAGGAGTAGATGAGGGGGAAGGTGTAACCGAAGCACTAGGTGTAAGTGAAACGCTAGGTGTAGAGGATGTTCCTACAGACGGTGTAACGGATACAGTTACGGATGGTGTTATACTTATACTAGGCGTAATTGAAACAGAGGGTGTGATTGAAACTGAAGGTGTGACTGATACTGATGGAGTAGGTGAAACGGAAGGCGTCACGCTAGGAGTGACGGGAACGGAACATTCAGGGAAAGGATTAATAGGACTGAGTACAACGCGTCGCAGTTGTTCAAATCTACGCGAAACATCACATAAATATTCATCAGTTATTCCACATGAAAGTGTATAAAACGGGCATCCGACAAATACTTCCCAATCAGCTGCTGAAGTTGGAGCATATACAGTAACCTTAAGACGGGATGTATCAGTATCTTTATAAATAGAGCTTGTTGCCGTAGTTAAAGAACTATTGACATAGGGATATCCATCAGGAGCGAGGCTGATCGGAGGATAACTTGTATATTTTAGAGAATTTTCTAGTCCAGTATTAAAGCTACTTCTTAGTGCACCACCATAATTCCAAGTTTCGTCACCAACAAACCCTGTATCTAAGCGTATAATATCATCATAAGTATATACAAAGCGATATGGGCTTACTGGTGTACTCCACTTCAAATCAATATCTCCAATATAAGCAGACATTCCATATAAAATAGAATTTACAAAGATACCTGGATAAGTCGAACCGAGAGTTGTTAAATCACATGTATTGTCCGGACACCCTATATTTGGCTCCATACCTAAAAACGGTAATGTAGGTCTATCTTCAAAATCCGGTGTTCCTTGAGGAACCTCCCCGGTAGTCGTATTATTAACTGCGAAAGCTGTTAACGGGTTAAAGGTAAACTCACTTTCATCTGTTTCAATACTATTACCTTCAACGTGAAAGCCAGTTGTTACAATAATACCGTTTGTATTAGGGCTAGAAAGTGGTTTAACAAACGAAACACCAGGTCTATATCGAGAGCCTGGGTATACATCAATGCCAGTTAGTTCCTGTGTAAGTATTTGAGTATAGAATGTATCAGTTTCATTCTTATAATCAACAGCAACTCTACGACCATAGTTTCCAAGACGTGCTCTTATTGTTTTCTTACCTGGACTAACTAAATCAAAGGCACTAATTGCTTGTGTTGTAATTATATTAAAGTTCTTATCTCTTAACGTAATACTATTAGGTTCATATGATACCCCTGTACGAGTAGGTCCATCAGTATACGTGAGTTCTGATGCAAAAACACCAAGACTATCAAATCCGATACCTAATATCGGCTTATTAAGAGGTTGTGAAGAAAGTGAGGCGGATAGTAAAGTATTACCAGTAAATCCAAGATCAGGGCCAACACCACCACCACTCAGAGGAAAGCTTGCATCTTGCAAAAACATGCAATATCCAAATTGATCTCCAACAGTATGTGCACTTAACTCATAAGTAAATGACCATGTAATATCATACTGAGGTGACATGCCTTCCTCAAACACCTGCACAGCTACAGCAGATAGAGGTAGATCTGTTGGATAATCCATACAGATATTTAATCTGATAATCTAATATTCAAGTCAGATAAAATACAATTTACATGCCCCATTCAAATTTAACAAGTCCGTCAGCAGTATCATTTGATACCTCAGCATGTCCACCTCCACCAGCACCTGCAACCGAATCAGCGCCCCAGAAAGAAGCGGTACTACCAACTTCTTCGTTTCCGCTACCGTCAGTATCCCAACCACCACGACCACCTTCAATAACATGACCACCGAGAATGTAAGCTGACTCACCTCCTGCAAGACCTGTACCATTTGTTGAAAGATTACCGGTATTAGTAGTACCATCTGGTACTAACCCACTAGTTTGAAATTCAGCACCAACTGATCTTGCAAGTTCTGTGCCACCAACAGAAATATAAGAAGCTTCGCCATCTGTATTACTTGTTGTAATACCAGGAGCAACAAAGTATTTAACGTCAGTACCGATAGGAGCTGAAAGAACTCCTGTAACTGTAGCAGCAGCACCACCTGTACGTGTACCACCTTTAGCACCAGACCCTGTAATCCAGAATTTTGTATATGTTGCTTTTGTCGTAAATGTTGATAGCACAGCAGTAGTTGTGTCAAACACTGCAACTCCAGGTACTGGTGTAGAGATAACAACATTATTTGCAAAAGGATCAAAAGACGCACCTTCTGTTACTGCTGTACCATTTGTTGATGCTTTTAAGTTACCACTAAGAGTAAAAGCTGGTGTAGCAACATTATCAGGTAAAGCTTTAATAAAGAATGTTACAGCTTTAGCACTTAAACCGGTAGTAGTGCTGGTATTCAAGGGGTGTTCAGTACTACCAGATGGGTTTGAGTTAACTCCATATAAAACCGAGTTTTCGTAATCAGGTAAATTCATAGTTACATCATTACCACCATATTGTGAGCCAATAACAGCAGATAAATCACGAAAGAAAGCACCTGCTACCGATTGACCGTTGCAAAGCAAGTATCCCGACGGTACACTCGACCCCGAAGCAACAGGTATAATAGTTCCAACTGGAATAACAGATGAAGAGTTAAAATATACTGTAGCATTTGCTTCAGGAGTAGTCCATCGAAGATTACCATTAGCATCTGAACGTAAAAATACATTAGCACCACCTAGACCGCCAACAGGAAATTGATAATCAACGTTGTTGATGTTAATATTCTGTGGTAATTTAAGGTGTGAAACTGAATGAGCAGAAACTCTATCTGTTTTAATTTGCGTGCTACTTAACGAAATTTTGGTACTACTGAGATCAATTGAATTACCTAAAGCATTAACGGAGACGTTAGCTCCTGAAATAGTTCCAACAGATATAGTACCATTGCTATCATTAATATCGATAGTAGTGTCTCCAGCTTCTAAAAAACGACCAGCAGATAGCCATTCTGTCTCTGTACGGACGTAAAAAATATTGCTTGTAGATTCAAATGCATAATCTCCGTTGATAGCATCTGTAATAGTAGCAACATCAGTAACTGATCCTTTCCATTTATTACCTACTACTATACCACCTGCAGTTTGACCATCTCCAACAAAAAGACGTTTACCATCAGTAGTGTATCCTAGCTCACCTTCCGATAGGGTAACATTAACGCGATCTCCATTGTCACCACGACGAACGAGTAATTTGAGAAGTGTATTTTCGAGAATTTCGATTTTTTTAGCCATTTTATTAAATTAAGTTGGTATTTTAAATACTGGAATTGCAAAGTCTCCAAGAATGCCTGAGGCAATTTGAACAAAGCCTGCAGATGATAAAGATATAGTAACTGCTGATGATCGATCGCTATTAGCAGAGAGAACATTTACAACAGTTTCACCACTGGCTCCGGGATTTGATTCATCTAATGAACCGAAGAAGAGTTGACTAGTTCCGGAAGTGGATGCACCTGAAAGATTCTGCTCAATTGCAGTTGTTGTTGAGGTAACCCTACCAGTACTATCATAAACAGCTGAGTTGAACGGTTTAATAGTAGCACCTCCAATATTTTCAAGGCGTATAGTAGATCCACTCTTTTCAAGACCATTACCAAGGGCAGAATTCTGAATAGCTCCAGCATCAACTGTATTTGCTGGAGCATTTCTTAACTCTAATTTAGTGCCTGTATAAGTAAACGAATCAGTAGTATAAACACCAAGGGGATCTCCACCACCACCACTTAATCCATTACCTACATTACTAGTACTAATGGTACCACCAATAACACTTAGTTGACCTGTATTAGAATTAACAGTCATAGTAGAACCATCAACATTTGCTGAAAGTCCGGAAGAAGTATATAATAACCCACCATTTTCACGAACGACGTTACTACTTAATTGTGCAATACCGATACCGTTATCAACTATATGTAGTTGATTACTTGCGTTATATTCAATAGTTGATGTATCCGTTTGTGAACCAATAAATGCCCATGATGATAAATTATCTGCATATGTACCAGAGAGTTGGTATAGTAAATTATTATCATATACTAAATCCCCATTGATTACATAATCGAGATCTGTTCTACTACCTGCAGTTACTGGTGCATGTGCGACATTACCCACATTAACACCACCAATTGTAAATCCATCTCCTACCCAAACTCGCTTTGCATCAGTTGTATAACCAAGCTCACCTTGCTCAAGAGTAATAGCCTGCCTCTGAGTATCAGTACCTCTTCTTAATTTTAATTTTACTATTTCAATATCTGGCATTGTTTTAAATTGTTATATTATTTTTTAATATCCATAAGCCTGCCAAGACCCTTGTATAGTCCCACGAGCTCTATCAGTAGTGTCATAAACCATTCTAAAATTCGTGCTTGTTATCTCTTTAGCATGAGTCATATAGTTGGGGTTACTATCAGTAGCATTTATCATTCCTGTCACTAAATTTAAACAACCATTAGGAAACGGTATAGGAAATGTAACTAATATAGCAGTTGCATTAGTATTATCAGTACCTGCTGCTGTAGTTCCCCATTGCAATATCAAACCGCTTGGCAATTTTTGATATCCATTTTCAGTAAGCTGTGCAGTACTTGCCCCAAACTGATCATCGACATATTTCTTGTCAATAAGATGTTTATCAGCTGTACCTTGTACATCTAAAGTAACTTTACGGTTCGTATCAACTGTAAGCGCTGTTGTAACTACTCCACCAGTATTGCGACGAAGATATAATGAATTACTTGAATCTTCAAAATACCAATGATTTTGACTTTCATCTCCAACTATTACTTTATCCGCTGCAAAATTACCATCTATACTAATACCTTGACCAGCTCTACCAATCTTCAATGAAGTCTTATTACCAAAGCCATCATATACATCCTGTAGCCCTGAAGCTGGGATAGCTTCACCTTTAGCGTGAAGCACACCGACATATGTCTCTGAGATGTTGGTGTTAGTTAGTGATTCACTTGCCATATATATATTTATGGGAGTGGCAGTATTAGGCAATTAAATTTCTATAATACCTCCTACAGTATATGAGCGTTGTACAGAAGAATCAATATCTGGTTGGACAAAATTAATTAATTTAGACTGTAGCTCATAAATTAACTTAAAGCATCTATTTAAAACACCATTTAAATTTTCTTCATTACCATGAATATAAAAATTTTCAATTTCCTGTGTTATAAATTTATCAAACTCCACGTTATAGTTGTAATCTGCAAGCTCTAAAATGTCATTATTGTAGGATCCGGAAAATCTTCCAATAATATTATTTTTAAGAGTTAAGATATCATCGATTAGTTTACGAATTTCAAGATTAATTGTTGATTGTTGAATAAAACTATCAGGGTTTAATGAGAATCCTTCACTACCGTAGTTGGTATAGTTTACATCTTTTAATACTCTTTGATATGACGCGGTTATTGGCTCGTCGAAGAAGTATAGACGACCATCAGTCAACATATATGTCTTATCAAAACTACTTGTAGATTGGAAAATAGAGTAACTATTAATTGTAGAGTCCAACAACCCAGTAACTTGCTCAGCTGCTGCTGCTTCTCCAAACTTAGTGCCTAAGTTCCAAATAAACTGAGCTTGCGAAAAATTAATATCGCTAAAATTCCAACGATTATTAATAGTTATAGGCTCATTTACAACATCTTGGGTGGCAAGGTTTAAAAGATACAACCGCTCGGCACGATACTTGCCGATTACTTTAGTGGGTCTGGTTTTAAACTTTTTATATACGGTTTTATTTGTAGCAAAATACCAATAGTTACTATCAGTACCAGAAAATGAAATATCTACTATATATTCGTCAAGGTCTAGCTTATCATCTAAAATAATCTCTTCTTTAAACCTAAAGTTATCACCACTGTATCGATATAAATAAGCTATTCTATTATTAATATTGTTAGTAACTACGTCCTTATGAGTTAAGATATATAACGATCCGAAATCTGGATCAAAGCCCATAGCGCCAAATGTCTCTGTATTAAAGTTAATGGATGTAATGCGAGTAATATAGTTAAACTTCTCATCAAAAAGCTTAACTACCTTATTACCAGAATCAAATACAGCTACTGTATCAGGTCTTACTGCTAATTTAGTTGGTCTTACAAATTTAGTTTGACGTCTTGAATCCCCGAATCCTCCTACAAGTTCAATATAATTACGCTTGTTTCTAAGAGAACTATCGTTGTTAACATAGCCAGCTATATCATAACGAAGTACGGTATTATTACCAGTATCAGAAAGATATAAATATTTATCAGTTGATGCAATTCCACCTAGCTCTTTAAACGTTAAATTATTTTCTTCTGTTGTCTCGTAGCCAGTAGTATCTTCTATGATAGTTAAATCAGTATTGGAACCAGTAAGACATATAAGGTCTGATGATGTACAAACAAATAACGAAAATCTATCATCATGCTCTAAATTAGGTTGAGCAGTTGCACCTACAATATATCCAAATGCACTCAAATGGTGACTATTTTCAAATTTAATATTGCTAACAAATTGTGGGGTAGTTGCATCTGATGTTCTAATTTCAAACGCTGTTAAAGTATTAGAGGAAAGAGAGGCATATCTTAAAGAATCTGTATATGGTAGTTTATTAGAACTTATAAACAATTCAGAATAAACGAAAGTATTGTTTTCCCTTAAATTTTGCAGTTTATATCTAAAAAGTTCATAAGTAAAATTATCATTAAGAGCAAATAGACAATCGTCAAGCTGATTAGGTAATGTAATGTTAATATCGCTAATAACTCGATCTTTAAAATCTATAGAGAAAAATAAATCCGTTTCATAGGTATTTTTAGAGGTGAGACTCTTACCAGTTGATACTTCTCTTGCACTTCCAATGTTTCCAGTTTCTACAAAACCGTGAAAATCTGACCCGGTTAGAGTAAACATTTCCCCGGACGTATAAACTTTTTTATATGTTAAATAATCTCTCATTCTAATAGTCTCTAAATACAATATCGTTAATTGTCACACCTGTAGGTATAAAATTTCCTGCTTCGGCTAAAATGGACGCCTTTATCTGCTCTCGTATAGGTTGGTCAGTAATATTGAGATTTTTTACAACAATATCAATAGTATTTGAAGAATTATTTCTATTAAACTTAAAGAACTGCTGTATCTCAGTTTTTGAAGTTCTTTGACCAGCAGGTATAGATAACACTAAATCATCAATACGCTTTTCTAATAGATATAAAGCATATACCAATTCAGTACTAATAGCTTCATTATAAACATACGGATTTCTTATAGTAAGATCTTTAGTATAATAGTAACCTGGTTGTTTAAGGTAAGTTGAGAGATCCATATTACTTTGGAAGCCTGTAGATCCAATAAAAAATTCATCGCTAAATATATCCTGTATCATATATTTACCCGGCGCAAAATTTTGATTATCGTATAATTCTGCATTAATATATAACGTTGAATTACCTTGTACTGTATCTAACCTATATGTAAAATTATAGAACCCTGGCTCAAAGTTGTTAGGATCAAAAGAAATAGTTTTAGTAAGGATATCTTCATTGTCTAAATAGTTCTTCAACGTTAATTTAAAGTCAATTGAAGAAGAATCGTACAAATGATTAAGTACATTATAATTGGTTAGCTTAGAGTTAGGTGTATTGTGACCGAATGAGGCTCCAGATAGTGCAACAGCTGTGTTATTTAAATTCTTGTACATATACAAGCTATTTTCATTATCTTTTGCTAGTAAAATGGGATACTGATAGTTTACACCATTTACATATTCATTTACCCAATCTATCGATATAAACTCACCACCTGAAAGTCCTACTGATAGCTCTGTATCAGGTTCTGTATCTGAACCAGGGCTGTCAAGACTACCAATTGACCCAGATAACTCAAAAATACCACTTGTATTGAATACAAAATATTCAGTAGGTTTTAAAATATAAACTTTATTTTGAGCAACTAAAAAGTCTTTAATATTAGACTTAAGAAAAGCTTCTGGAGCCCCATCTAAATTATGTTTTACAATAAAGTCACTAACTTGATAGAATACAGTGGAATCGTTTTCCCAGTTATTGTTAGCACCAGGTAATTTGTAGGTATCATCGTTATACTCTAAAACATTATCGTATAAACAGAACTGTTTTTCATATACATCAAATTCAGCTGATGATAAGGTTGATACAGAAAATGTATTGGTATTAATTCTACGAACTACTTGATCACTAGAGATGAAGTCGATATGATCATGCATTTGATAGTAGCCGATATATGATAAAATATCACTACCACAGTCTAGCTTAATTTTATTACCTTGTGTGTTAACTTTATAAAATAGGTTTCCAGAAGTAGTAACAATATAATCATCTAAAGCACTTCTTTTAAATACCTGTTTGATTTTAGTTTTAAACTCAACTTTATTTCTCAACTCAAAATCAGTATTGTAGATATATAGCGTCTGATCACTTACCACGTGAATAAATGGTGTAACAGTCTGATCTTGGAAAATACCAAATCCTTTATTAGTATTGTTACCTAATAATTGAAATCCATACTTATTAGTAGGATCTAAATACATATCAAAATTTAAGGTAAAGTTTTTAGTCTCATCAATCTTCTCTGAAACATTGAGCACACTATATCTATCACCATCAAAAGTAAGTTCTCTAGCATCAACATCCACACAGAAGTTCTCCGTCTCCCCTCTCACTATTTTCGAGGTGGTAAAGGTATCAAAAGACGAAATTAGCGGAGATGAACTATCAACAATCTTTTTTATATCAGCATTACCAATACGGTGATATTTAATTGCAATATTAGGTTCAATTGCTGCATCACTTAGTTTATCAAAGAATTTTTCTCGATTGAGTATAGCATCAGAAGCATTTAAAGTTAATGTATCCACGCTATCATAAAAGGATGGTGCATAAGTAGGGGTAGCAGACAATGCTGCTCCTTTAGAAATTTTATCTGGATAGTAGTACCTATCTACCCATACACCTGCGTCACCTAACCCCCCACCAGATAACCAAGTGCAGAGATACCTACCATTATCATATTGGGTAGTGTTCTGCCTCTTTATAGAAATTTTATCAGCTAAAACAGGAGTAGGCCCAGCAAAAGCACCATTATTAACGAAAGTGGTGTCGTTAATGTTGAGCTTATCATATGGGTAAATTGAAGAGGGAGCAATGAAATAAGTATCACTGCCATTTTCCACATACACATCTTTGTCATAAAAATTATAATTTAAACTAATCTTATCTAAACCTTTCTCCTGATCGTTGCCCGAATTTAAATTATAATATTCACGTGGATCTCGTCCTAATCCAATCGAGCTATCAACCATATTTGAGCCACGCTTAATATAGTTAAATTCTGATCTATTTGTATCTAGTGAAAAATAGTTTAGTGGTAGTGACTCTGCTGAAACAGTATTGTAGGCTGTTGTAAAAACATATTGACCATCTTCATTAAAATTACTGGCTTCAGTATTGAGAGTTAAATTGGATGTTTTATTAACATTGTAAGTTATAAAACTTTTATTAATTGCATCTATATTTTGATCTAATGAATAATCAATATGCATTAGATTGTTGAGACCACGATTTAAACTTCCTGATACTAAAGGTGTAAGAATAAGTTCACTTCCACTTAACGTAACAATATTAAGAACACTATCTTCAAATTTGAATAGTTGTAAATACCCATCATCATCTAAAACGTATCTAAACACATCACTCTGCTCTCGGGTAATATCTCTATAATTATCTGTATTTTGATAAAACACAAACTTATTTACGTTATTATTATAATTGAGATAAAAATCAAACACCCCATTATTATGTTTAATTCGACATAAGTTGTTATTTAGCGCTTCTATTTCAAAAAAGTAATTGTTGGCTAATAGCCCAGTTTTATTGAGAGGTTGTATACCTAAAGCCCTTTGCGACGTAGTTTGATCTGCAAGACTTTTAAAAATGTATAAATATTGATGTTGCTCGTTATTAGGACGCTCGAAACCAATCCTTGTTACCAATGAAGCAGTCGTATCACTAGTAGTAGCTGACAGGGATATAAAGTTTTCTAACTTATTTTTACCTGTAAGATAGTGAGAAGAATAGTTATTTATCTTACTATCTCGAGTACCGGAAAGAGCATCAATAAGATTGATATTTAACCCTTGCTCCAAGGTGGATTTAGTTTGCTCAATAGTGATATATCTATCATTATATTCTGCAGTTGGGAATGCTATTGAGCTAACTGAGTATGTATTGGTATTCGCCATTTACATACATATTTAATGGTACAAACACGAAACACAATTAATTATTCAAGAAAGTGATATATGTAGAATTGTTAAACTTCGATTGTAAGTTGGCAATGGTGTTGCTAGCAGATGCACCTACCATTTGGGTTGACGTAATTCCGAGCTTTTGTATATTGTCGTAGTAACTTTCACGAATCAATTTGATAGGTTGTATTACGTTAGCGTAAAATCCATTATTGTAATGAATTAAAAATTGTGCAGTTAAGTTAGTAAAGAAAGAACTTACTGCTGGTACATATGTATGCTCATATTGATTTAAAATAGTACCACCAACTTTACCATATAACACCTCATCAAAAATTGATTTGGTCTTATAATTAAAGACAATGTCTTTTTGAGCATATTGTATAGCGCTTGAATCACCCCAGTTAATGTCCAACGTAAGAGCGGAATTAGTTGCTTCTGATACACCAGTTAATACAAAATTTATTGTAGGAGCTCCTTTGAATAATATTTCCTCTTTAGACACGTTTGTGTTTTCAGTTATAGAGGAGAGGTTAATAAAAATTGTACTCATTATATAGTAAGGGTGAAGTGTCTTGAATCTCTAGTAAATGATCCATTACTTGCAGAAATAAAGCTAAAGTTTGTAGTATCACCAAATGTAGAAGTTCTGGTAATATTATTTAATGGTTCATATCTATTTGAATCCACAACGATAAGCTTATTATCCGACATCTTAAACGAAGCATCCACTAAGTGGGTAAAGTCGTTTTTATCACACACCATATACGTTAGTTTAAATATATCATTTAACTTATTATAAGTTAGATTAGGAGTATGTACAGAATCTGGCGTATAATTTCGTGATGAAAGAGATTCTACATTTAATTCAAAAGCACTCAATGTTATATCATCTGCACCAGTTGGATATAGCTTAGATGTTGAATTTTGTTGAATATCATACTCGTAGATTTCTGGATATACTGCTTTATAATTATCCGCTAGTGGTGCGCATGTATCATTAACATTATCCTTAAAGCGTGCAAAATACACCTTACCAGTTTTTTCATTATAAAACCTATTTGTAAACACCTCAACCATATTAGCACTATTAACTGAAAATGTAGTATTTATAGTTGATGGCTTAGTAAAGGCACCATCTTTATATGAAATTTTGTCAATAATGAGGGTTGACTTAGTTTCGAGGAATATGGTGTTTTGTATAATATCAAAATCTAGCAGCTCGTAATTAATTTGATTTTGAATTGAAGGAGCGTATTTCGTAATAGTTTTTTCAAGTGCAGATGATAGTAACTCAGAGGTAGAGTATGTACCATTCTTAACGTAAAGACTACCTATTAATGTTTGCTGTTCTTCTTTGGTAAGTGTTGTATTTGACGACGTGAGATTGGATACAATAGTTGAACCTCTTGAATCAATGCTATCTAAATAACGGTAGTTATCTGAGTATATAAAATCATTAGGCATTACAACCTCATCAGTAAAATACCCTCCTTCGTAACGCTTATATTGCCCACCAGCAGAAAGATAATATCGTATATCTGTTGCAAAAGTTAATTCAGCGTTCTCTGTAATAATATTGAAGTCAGCTTCTGTTGTAATATCAGATAAAGGTGTTTGCTCTGTTTGAATATCAACAGGAGTAGGGAATGTACCTTCAACTAAAACTGTATAATAGTAATTGGCGGATGCAGGATATCCAGGCCCTAGACCTGTAAGTGGGTTCGGAAGTTCACTACCATCTAGGTATGTAAATGCACCACCATCTCGCCAGTATGGTAATAGGTTTCTGGTGTCTTGAAGGAGCTCTTGATATGGATAAAACTCTCTCATATATAGAGTAAGTGGAGTATCTAGAGCAGTTACACCGTTAGTATATGTGCTAAGTCCTGATCTAATCGTTGTACCGTTAACTCCCGTTAAAGAATAGTTAAAATTATAACCATCAACTTCATCGAAAAACACATGACCATTTAAAAGTAAATTTTTAATATTTGAAGATATACTTTCGTCAATAGGTTTTAAAGGTTCCGCTTTAAATAATGCATATTCATTACCGTAAATATCAGTTTGATATTTCGATACTAGTCCTTGATTGTATAAGTCTGTAAAGTTTAGTTTATAGCTAATATCATTACGCTCTACTAACTGCGAATCATTACGCTCTTTAGTAGTGTAAGATTCGTAAGTTGTAGATTTGTTCGTAACTCTAGGATCGCCTGTTGCAAAACCACTTGATACGTTTCTTGTATTAAATCTATAATCAAACTTGTAATAAACTGGGTAATTATCCGTAGGGTTTGTAGAAACGTTTCCAAACTTAGAAGGATCTGGGAAAATATATACCTCATCCGACACTATAGCATTAGTGTCTATTGTATATGTGTAATCTTCAGCATGCAATTTAAATAAACCAATATCATCAGGTTTAAAATTAAGACCCGTATCTCTGAGTAGTTGGATCTCATTACTTTCTACTGTAGCTGTATTAGCAGCTTGTAAATTGAGAGCATTAGCAGCTGGTGTATCTGCTCTAACTAAAATACCTGATGTAGCAGGGCTTGTTGTAGTGTTAATATAGTAAATATCTGTACCTATATATTTTGAAATTAGAGCTCGTTTTAAAGAATATAATTCAGATACTGATAATCCACCTTTTCTAAATTGATTAGCTAGCTGTACTAATTCATTATCAGGATTACAAATAGCATCAAACTCACTGGGTGTTAATGCCTTGGGATTAATTTTAAATGCTCGTAGATTAGTTAAAAAATTATTATCACCAGAAATAGCTTCAATACCAGCTGGATCTAAAAAGTATTTTGCTTCAATTTCATTTCTGTTAGCTGCTTCATTAATAGCAGTGGGTACATCAAAGTAATCGCCATATACATCAACAAATTCTTCAACCTCTATCCCTAAATCTTTAATTGCATCGAAAACCGTCAAATTTTCCGTATTTAAAGAATCTTCAGTATTAAAAATAAAATTATAAATATTGTCAAAAATAGCTTTTTCCAAGCCAACGGAGCTACCTTTAAGTTTATTTCTATCAATTACATATTTACCTTCATCACGTTTTTTCTTATAGAATAATGCAATATCTTTAAGACGGTTTGCGAAAAATGGTATAGCGACATCTAAATCAGCTGGATCATTGAAATTTATTTTTTCCAAGAAACGCTTTTCAGTTTCAGTTGTATAGTTAATCACTATCTCTCTAATGAACTGTCTGTAATAATCTTTAAATTGCGTTTGCTGCTCTTCTTCGGATGCATCTTGATTAGAATACCAGGTTTGAAGGTATTGACTATAGAATGAGCTATATTCGTCTGGCGAATAATCAGCTTGAGTATTAGTAATAAAGTCTAAAAACGAAAACGGTGCAATAGTATCTCTATACACACCATCTGTAATATCAGGGTTAGTGATAGAATACTTAACTAGAACTGTTCTTATAGATTGGTCAGACATAATTATTAATCTTCAAAAAGTTTGAGGCCTTCGTATAATGATTGTGAGAAGATGTTTGACATAGTACCGTCATTTTTCGACCAATCATTATAAGATGTAAGACTATATGAAATAGTGTTGTTGGGATCCTTAAAATCAATTATAGAGTTTTCAATATCAGTAGTTACATCTTTCTGATAGTAAAAATTATATATATCGAAAATATCACGCCCACCACCAGATAAAAGCGGCCATCCCCATGTAGCATTATAATCACCTAATCTATAGAATTGTGAGCTTGACGATAGTGGTTGAGTTAAAAGATCATATCCACCCTCAGTAAGAACTTCACATTGCCCAAATTGTTCAAGTGTAATAGGAGTACCGCTATTAAGTTCTTCTGATATAGCAGATACTAGCTGACCCGTTGATGTGCCATATACAACCCCATCAGTAATAGTAATAGTAGGGGTGGTTCTAGCACTAAGGGGGAGAGTAGTATTTAACGTTGTAAATTTACCACTATAATTTTCAGAAGCTATTATTGGCTGCCCAGCAACAATAATACTATTTGCATCTAGTTTGTCACCTAAGTTAAAGCCATAAAACTCATTATTTCGATAACCATAAGATTGGTAGTGGGTTTGATTTCTATTACGACGACCAAATAATTCAGATTTACTAATAGATAATAAATCAATGAGCCTATTAAGCTTAGGTGGAAAGGAATATTTATTTAACTCTGGTAAGTTAAGCATTTGTAAAATACCGTCTAGCTCATCAACGTTACTTTCGTTGATGGATGTATTATTATCAAAAAAGTTTTGTATCTTTTCATACGTTGCTTTACCAATAGAATCTTGTGTAGAGCTCAAATCTCCAAAAATCGATCCAATAAAATCACTCATCAAAACCCTTGCGTCAGTAAATAATGGTTGTTCTGCAATATCCTTAAATGCGGCTTTGAAATCTATATTTTCTCCTTTCTTGGAAACTGTATAAAAGCTACTTGGGTAAATAGTAAACGTACTACTAGCGCCAGATATAAAATTACCAGAATACGTCGTATGTCCAGAAAGATATACATCTTCCAAGGTATCAGAGTTATTACTTACAAAATAACCTTTATAAAATCCACCAGTATTGAGAGTTGATAGATCTAAGAAATTAGATGATATATCAATATCGTAATTGGTTGTACCATTTGTTAAAACAAGATTTAACTTAGGACCACTTCCTGCACTTAATAGTGGCATGTTCTTTTGAGTAAAGTTATTGTCATCCTTCACTTTAGTTACAAATGCTATTTTTGTTGTAGCAAATTTTGTAGCACCAATATTAAAAGTTGTAAACGAATTGTTAGGACCTTCTCCATCTAACCCGTTGGATGAAAAGGAAAGCTTGTCATACGTGTTATTAGAAATTGTAGTGGAAGATACGCCATAGTTGGTCGTATTAGCATATTCAAAAATATCTCCTTGCTTGTAGCCAAATATGAGATTATATTTACCCGGATAATCACTCTTAAAATAAATATCTGCCGTACCTGTTAAGCCTGCATAATAAGCATCAGGATCTGTTTTCGTAGTTTGCACAATCTCAGTGCTGCTTAGTTTAATATAAATTGGAGTATCTTCAGTAATAACACTGTCAACTTCAATGTTCTCAACAACTCCACCGGATGTTAATTTTTGTACAAAAGAGGAATATGGCTTTAAATGACCATATGTTTCATTAGAGTAACCATTCCGAAAATAATCGTTATCAGTACCAGCAGAAGAATATGCTACTATTGACGGGATACCAAGCTCAAGAGATCTATATGAATTATACCTATCAATGGTAATTGGATTATCTAGCTGACCTGTATCTGCAGATAATGTAGATGATAAGGTGTTACTAACGCTAATATCGAGAGTATCCTCAATATAATCTTTAATATCTACCTTTGAAGAGAATGTATCAAAATAACCGGTACCTGTCTTATCATATAAATGACAGGTTACCTTATACTGTCCCGGTTTGTCATATGCATGTGATGCAGTAACACTTTCTACTGTAGTACCATCACCAAAATTCCATACAAGTCGCTTATTAGAAACAAAATCTTCTATCCCATCATTTAAATTGGGTGTAAAATAAAGAGGTGTAAAGGGAAGCGCAAAGGTCTCGTAGGTCTCTACATTTCTATAGTCTCGCACATAGAAAAAATTGTATAGCAAATCGAATTCACCAGATGAATCGAGTTGTAGAGAACTTAACGACATATAACATATTTAATCCTACAATCGTCGTATAGCAATCTTATTCGTGATATTTTGAGGATCGTAGAAATATGCAAATTGAAAATCTTCTAATTGATAATTTAAAGATTGTAAAACGTTATCTTCTTCTTTATAATCAGGATTCCATATAATAAAGTTTAAATTTGGAACTTCCGTATCACCGTTAATTGTATGAAGATCTGTAACACCGGGAATATTAATAATATCTCGTGTAAGATCAGCTACATCAATTATATCACCTAACTGAACGGCTGCAAAATAGTTATTAATTATGTTAAATATTGCTGATCTAACAGCACCATCGTTGGTAGCTTGATTTTTATCTAAAGTAACGCGAAGCCGTGTATTATTAACCGTGTCATCTACTGAATTATCATCTACACTGGCTGCACCGAATGCAAATGCTTTAAATACTGGATCTGAAACTACAACGTTTTGCGTAACATCCTTTTTATTTTCACAAAATTCTGCAATAAGTTGTTTCTGGGCAGAATTCAAGTAATTTGGTGTGCGTCCGTTTAGAGTAGGATTACTATTCGGTACTGTATAGACGTAAACATTATTAAATGATGTTGATGCAGAGAATAAAACCTGTGAAAACAACACTCTTGAGTCATCATTACCAGGTATAAAGGCTATGTCATTATAATAGGACAACACCTTTGATGTATAATCATTATTAGATAATATTTTTACATCTCGGGTAAGATTATTAAAGTTTCTATTAATTTGATACTCGTAATCTTCTTTGGTTACTAAACGATTTTGTGCTGCAAATACTTTCGGAGCATTACGTCGTATCTCCGTAACAGTTTCAGCTAATTTTGTCGGTGAAGAAGCAAATCGATTATTAATCGTCAAATTACCTAATTGTGATGGGGTAATTAATGTCTGATTAGTGTCATAAATTGCTGTTTTAACACCATTGAAATTAGGAGAGCCATATAGCGCAAAAGAAGCATTGTTAAAGGTGTTAGGACCAATTAATCCAGATTCATTATCCGAGACAACGTAAAATATTAAAACCGTATCATTGGCTTCTAGTTGTTTACCGTTTATATTATTACCAAACTTAAATTCGTAGTTTCCACTACCGTTTAAACGCTTTTCATATTTCCTAGTCTCTGCACCTTCCAAAAAGAGCGAAGAAGTTTCTTCGTATTCTGTCCACTCTCTCGTAGTATCATTTTGTACAAAAACATTAAAAGCATTATCACTAATAAACTTTGTATTGCGAACATTTGACGTACTTTGTCTAAATTGCTTGGAAGTGAAAGTATCAATTAAGATAATATTTTCATACGGCTCCCCGGTAGCTCTAAAGGTTGTTTCAGAAATTGTCCCCTGATATAAAGTATTATTAGACGGAGCGACAGCTTCTAAAGTGTTATCTACAGTCTTTTCAAAAGTAATATCTTCAGTAGCTACATATGTTTCTCCATTAGCTGCTACTGTGCTAAAACGTGGAACGGTATAAACATTTGAAGCTAAATCTGCAGCTGATAAAGATATGTTAACTAAAGATGTTTGATCACCGAGAGGATTGTATCCAATTGTGGATACAAGCTTGTTCATATTTTCATAAATAGTTGCTGTACTAAATGTAGATTCATTAGATGTTGTGTTGAGCTGGAAAAGCAAAACATGATACATATATGCTACAACATCAATAAACGCACTAAAGTTCGAACCTTCAAAATTTTGATCTGTAAATGTTTCGTTTTCATTAAGTCTATCAATAATTAATGTCTTAAGAGAACTAGCATCAAAAGTGAGATAAGCATTCTTCGGAAGGCTATAGTCTGTAAAATCTTGAAGGCTCATTGTATATATTTAATCTAGTGGCATTGTTATACAACAACGTAGCCATCTTTATTGAGTGTAGCGTTTAAGGATAAATTGTTAATATCGAGTTGTGGTATACTAAACCCAATTTCAATGTTATATTGGTTTTCTTCAGGCAATCCTTTGACACTAACAGTATTGAGAAAAATACGAGGCTCTTGCACACCTAAATTTAAATAAATGAACTCGTTAAGAAAATATGATGTTGTTGTATTGATAGGTTCGAATAGATAGCTTCTAAAGTCTAATCCAAGAAGTGGGTTAAGTAATTTTTGACCTGGTGTTGTAGTTAAAATATTTTTAATTGAGTTAATGACAGCTTGCCCATCTTGTATCTCTGCAAGATCTTTTGGACCGGACTGAGAATACAGCTCAGGTTTTACGTAACGACTAAAATCTAAATCAAACTTTATATCTTTATAGAGATAGCCATCCTGTAAGGATTTTTGCTCGATTGAGGATCTTTCTAAATTATCTAATCTTACCGACATAAATTTGTATAAATATTTATCTAAAAGACTAAATAATAGTATGGCTAAAGACAAAAAATTTCTCCATCTGTTTGAATATTACATGGCAAAATACCCCGCACGTGGTATCCAAAGCGGATTTCAGCAGAATGACGTGTTCAAGTTTAATGATAATTTTAAAAGTGATGAAGTTTACAAAAGTATCCCAACTAATGTAAAAGAAATTATTGATGATTTTATTGATACCGGGTTACATCTTCGTGTAAGAGGTATTAGCCCTGAGGGTGATAAATTAACATTGTCTGTTGATCATGGAGGTGGTCGCTATGTTGGAACGGTTGATGTACCTTGCCACCTCGGAGAGCCTGTTGATTTCGGTATTAACTTACCATCTACATGTGATGCTCAAAAACGTAAAGATGATGTTAATATTACTCCTAAAGAAGTTGAGCAAGATGAAGAAAATTTATCTAATAAGACTGATAAAGGAGATGGTAAACTTACGGAGACAGAGCTTACTTTAGAGAAAGAGAGTTATGTAGCTGATCTTTATCTGCCTGAATGATATGTAAAGGAGCAAAAACAACAAAACGAGCTCCTATATGCATACGGTCAGTATTGGTAATATAAAAATTCAGCAAACATGGCATATACAATAGTTGATACAACTAACCTACCCCTAACAGCAGGCGGCGAGGCACCTCCATTTAAGATATTAGACTCTTCTGATCAATGGGTATTTTCCACCTGCACAGAAGAGGAAGCACAGGAGTGGATAGATCAACAATAATACCTAAAATCGATGACTGAGCAGTTTGACGAAGGCTATAAAGAGATACTTATGGGGTTATTATCTTTAGGTGCGACTGCTTATGAAACTGATTATATTCTCAAGGCTCTTAAAGAGAGGCCAGAGCCAATAGAACAAAAAATAGATGCTGTAGAAAAGGCTGATGAATTAATATCTTCTCCTAAATTTGATAAGGTCGCATCGGAAATATTGCAAAAGCTCAAAATCGAAAAACCACCTACTGAAATTAATTCTGAGCCTGATGATGCTCCAATTAAAGGATCTACAAAATATATCGTTAATAGATTAACTGCTGGAGGGCTAACAAAAACTGCTGCCATAGGGGTTGTAGCAAACTTAAAAGCAGAATCTAATTTAGACCCTGCCATTAAACAACTAAGTGGGGGACCGGGCCGAGGTCTAGCCCAATGGGAAAAAGGTGGTAGATATGATACAGACCCTATTAACTTAACTAAATTCGCTAAGAAAAAAGGTACAGATTGGAGTGATTTAGACACTCAAATAGATTTTATCTTATATGAAATGGAGAGACATCCTGAATATAAGAAGGTGAAGCAGATGTTAAATCAAACAGATAATGTTAAAGACGCTACTATGATTTTCTTAAAGCGTTACGAAAAGGCTGGTACACCACACACTCAAAAGCGATTAAAATATGCTACAGAACTAGAGGATATTATATAGTTTATGTATAAATATACATATGGTTAAAGCTGATAAATGGAAGGGTATTAAAAATGTTTTGGAGTAGCAAATATTGGAAATATTGGCTCAACCTGCTAAGAGATATAAATAAGGGTATGAGTACAAAGCCTATAACTCCTACCCCGTCAGCTACACCATCCCCGTCAGCTACGCCATCTCCATCAGCTACACCATCTCCATCAGCTACGCCATCTCCATCAGCTACACCATCTCCATCAGCTACGCCAGCTAGTATTCCTCCAGCACCAAGTCCAAGTTTGTCTGTTTTACCTCTAGATACAACTCAACCGCCATCCATTTCTCTTCATTGCGCCAAACAAATTGATGACATGCTAGATGAGTCGATGAGTATGGAAGTTAATGGTAAGGTATTCATCTCTCAGGATCATGCGACTCGTGGGTATATGAGAAACGAAGATTTGTGGTGTGCAGACTTGGACCTCACAGGACTATCTCCTTGGAATAGTAGCGGAGGTCACAAGAAAGCAGGAACTCTAATAACTCCAAGACATGTTATAGGTGCTGCTCATTATGAGTATTCTGTAGGTACTGTAGTTAGATTTGTAGAAAAAGATGCCGGTATTGTGCATGACCGTACTGTGGTAGGAAAGGTACGACATCCAGAATGTAAGAACTACAATCCAGACTTAACAATTTATACCTTAGACAGTGATCTTCCTTCAACTATAAAACCCTACTCGGTATTGCCTAGCGATTACAGTAAGTACTTTGATAATATATATAAGAGCAAGATACCTTGTATTGGATTTGACCAAGAGGAAAAAGCTCTTATTATAGATTGGGCTAACGGTGGTCGGATGAGAACGCCTACAGATTCCAAAAGACTTATTTTCAATGAGAGTAAGATTAAAGGTGATAGTGGTAATCCAGCATTTTTAATCTTCAAAGGAGAGCCGGTGCTTGTAACTGTTTGGACATTTGGAGGTGCAGGAGCTGGTACTCCTATCGCAAATTACATTTCAGACATTAACGGAATGATCACGACCGCTGATAAGCAGGCAGGTGTGACAACTAACTATACGGTTACTGAAGCAGATTTATCTCCTGACTTAACCGAACATTGGCCTACATTCAAATATTTAGAAGGTGAAATCGTAGGTAATCTTACTAAAACTCGTACATTAGGTTTAGACGACTCTGGTGTTATTCATTCACTAGGCTATAAGTCTGACTATCATATTACTACAGACACCGTACAAGATAATATAAGTAAGAGAGAAGTTGGTTATAAAGGTTTTATTGGTAATGTTCATGCATCTGATGGTTATACATATTACCTACCGGCTTATTCTAGTTCGTTGGCTAAATTAGAGAGAAAGACAGGTAAGCTTACATTAGAAGAGAAGTTTTCAGGTATACCTCAAGTACGCTCCGGAGCAGAAGGAGCTAATGGTATTATCTATATGCCATCTTATACTAAGACTTTAAAAATTTATACATATAATACAAATACTGGCGAGACTGGTGTAATCACACCACCACAACCCGGGTTTTATGGTCATGTTTGGGGAGCTGCAGCAGATAAAGAAGGTAACATCTATATGCCACCAGCATTGAGTCAAAAAATTCTCAAGATAGATACTAATGGTGAAGTTTCAATATTAACAGGTGACCCAATTAAATCGGGCGTATCTGGATTTGATGTTAAATATGTAGGTGCTACTTACGTTGAGAGTGTTAACAAAGTATTTTGCTTACCTAGAACTGGGAAGACGATTTTAATTATAGATTGTGTAGATGATTCTTATGAGGAAGTTGACTTACCGGCAGATTATCTCGCAGTGGCTAATAAAAATAAAAACTTTAATGGATACTTAGCTCCTGACGGTTGGCTCTATAGTGCATTCTGGGCTGATACAAAATGTTTCAGAATTAATCCTAACACATACGAAATCCAATGGAGAGATTATAGTGAGGAATTTATGGATGGTAAAGCTACTATTGAAGAAGGTTCTGGTATTATGAGCATTGGTACAGGATTTACAACAGCTGCTATTACAGTTGGCGATAACGTTTATTTAGGTTTAGCTGGAACATCTAAAGCTGTAAAGCTAGATTTCGCAAAGCAGATAGTTAATTTAAAAGAGGATCTAGACCCAACACCATCTGCTACTATCCAAAGTAGCTATTCGTCCTCACCAACACCATCTGCTACTATCCAAAGTAGCTATTCACCGTCACCATCACCAACACCTTCTATAACTATATGTGGTAGCTGCCCATCACCAACACCATCTGCTTCCATCTGCGGTAGTTATAGTTGCAGCTGCAGTACCTATTGTTGTAGCTGCCCATCATCCTCCGCTACTATCTGTGGTAGCTGCTGTACCTATTGTTGTAATTACAACACTAGTTGCTGTAGTACTTGTTGTAGCTGCAGTACATGCTATTGTAACTGCTGTTGCTAAAGATTAACATAACAACAAAAAGCCGGGCAAAGCCCGGCTTTTTTTATGTTGTAATTTTATATAATTTATTTAAGTAAAGGCACTCCTTGAAGCCTTGGCTTTACACCATGAGCTGGGCTAGCCCCACCGAAGATAGTTTCTTCATCTTCTTCTTCCTCATCCTTTTTATCCTTATCATCATCTTCCTCTTCATCATGCTTTTCTTCTTCATCGCCATGACTTTCATACATTACAATATTAACATCTTCTGCTAATACAGCGGCTAATTTACCATTATGCTCAATGTAATACTCCTCAATAAGACCACCTTCAGTAAGATTGTGGTGAAGGATTTTCTTAACGCCCTCAAACTGAGGTGCTTCAATATGAGATGCTCAATCGTGTTCGATGTTACCACCTTTAAAGGCAGCTTCACCGTTATCCTCAACTGGATTAGGAGCGTCAGTTGATTCAACAACTACCTCTTTTGATTGGTGCATAGATCCGTATGCTTCTGCTAGCATATCGACATCTTGTTTAAAATTATTATGTTGTGCCATATTATTATTTAGTCTAATTGCATAGAAAACAATAGGAAACCCTGAGAAATTTCTCAGGGCTCCTGTTATTTATAGTATTATTATTTTACTTAAAACGAACGTGAGAGACTAATTCCGCCGATAAACTCAGCTCCATCATTAGCCCAAATACCTTCACGACCATCAAAAGTATATACCCCTTTTAAGAACGGAGTAAATGCAGTATCAAGAACTTCAAATGGTAAGTTAGGAAGATCAGCAGTCAACTCAACATGAGTAGCTTTAAAATCATCCAGCACGTAACCAAGGGTACCGGTAAGTGAAATACCTTCATATACCTCTCCAAAGTTAGCTCCAATCTCACCATATCCGCTATTATCACCTTCAACAGCAATAAACTGGGTAAGTGATACACTAGCTAATCCAAGATCTTTGCCGAATCCGACACCGAGCTCTGACTCAACATCACCAACTACATCAGTACCTTCTGAGTAGTAGTTAAATGTTACATGACCAACTACATCACCCACTACTGGGAGAGTGAAGTCACGAGCAGTACCTAGACTGAATTCAAACTCATTCTGCAAGTCGTTTTCACTCCATGCGAGTTTTGCATTAGTCGGTACTCCGAAGAGTCCTAACTCAGCAGTAACCCCTAGACGGAAATCGTCATCACCCTGTTTCTGGCCACGCCAAATATCTTGGGTACTATATGTTCCTACAACTCCATAAGATAGTCCTGTCGCAACACTATCAGGTAGAATTGCGATACTATCAGCTGAAGCACTTCCTGCAGAGGCAATACCTGCTGCAGCTATCATTGTCAATACGATGTTTTTCGTCATTACCATCTATTTATATAATATAACTTCCGGTAATCAAGTATATCTGCAGAGAAAGTTCTATTTACCTTTCTTTTTCCAACTCTTCCTTGCAGGACCTCGCTTTTTATACTTCTTATTCTTAATTTTCTTACAAGCTGCATGAGTAGGCCGACAAGCAGGATAGGATGCTCCTTTTTTACCAGCTTTTTTTCGACCGCAAGGGCCACCTGTTTTACAGTTAACCCATCCTTTAAATTTTTTACCTGTACGTTTATCAGTACGCGTTTTAAACCAATCACGTAGATTTTCACTCAACAATAATGCTTCTTTACAGGTCATTTATTTAATATTTCCACCACGGTTTACACATTTCTGAACATAACCGGATGCATAAGCTGATGGCCATACGTCATACTTACGCTTTGCTTTAGCTTGACATTTAGCGCGCGTCTTTGATACTTTTTTCTTCTTTTCAGCATCTTCCTCAGGAATCTCTTCACTTTCAGACTTCTTCTTACCACCCTTCATATTAGCACACCAGTGATACATCTTACCTTTCTCACCACCATACTTCTTGGCTCTCTTACGAAGCTCTGTTACGGTACCTTTACAACTAGCACCTGCACGTTTAACACGTCCTGGACTGCTTTCCGCATCCTCCTCATCTGAATGCTTGGTCTTATTAAGCTTATTACCAGCTTTCTTAGCCGCCTTATATGCTTTACTACCTTTACGAGCACTCTTACCACCACGCTTCTTCTTAGCGTTAATGTTAGCCCATAAACTTTCAGCGAAAAATTCCTTAAATGTTTTCATATTACCACTTTTTACAGCTCCAGTAACCAGCAGAAAACTTATCCTTTTTCTGATCGCACTTATGACGTGCGCGGAATGACTTGCGGCGCTTAGGATTACTCTTCTTAATCTTCATGTTTGGATCACCAAAACGAACAACCTTCTCTTTACCATCTTTACAAGCCTTAACAACAAACTTCTTAGAGCCACCAGATGTTCTACGAGGTGAGTTACACTTCATACGATCCTTGTCTACTCTCTCAGCATCTTCCTCGTTAGTTGTTATATACCTATCATATAGTTGATTAAAAGTCTCTTCGGATTCTTCACTCTTAAGAGCTTCAAGCCTTTCATCTAGAGCATTAAGCTCAATTCTCAATTTGTCGATATCAACTTCCTGACCTTGCTCTGCAGCAGATACTAGAGAAGCAAACTCCATAAAATCATCTGCTAGTGATTGACCTTCAGCATCTTCTTCATCACGGAGACGTTTAATCATTCTAACATCATCTTTATCAATGTCACCTTTTTCGTAAGCAGCATCTACTTTATCTTCAGCATCTTCACCCTTCTTCATTCTTTCAAGTTCACGGTCATTATAATGATCATCTAACACATCACCTTCTGATGGGTTATTCGAAGCAAGCCAGTTCTTATAAGAAATGCTCATAGCTTTATGGTTTTGTTCAGGATAGTTCATATCCTTAAGGACTTCTTCTACTGACTTACCACCCTCCACCTCTGCATGTATTGCACCATATAACTTATCAGCTTCTTGCTCGCCGGATATCTTATCAAGACCGCGCATAGCACTACCCATAGTCTCAGCATCTTCAACACCACGGCCTCCATGAGTAGCTTTTGATCTACCCTGCTTATTAGGACGTGTGCGTCTGTACCTACCTCCAGAACCATCGGAGGCAGAATCTACACCACTTGGCTTCCAATTGTTTTGTGAATCGTAGGAATCTCCTTTAGGAGCTTTAGATGTACTTTCTACTATCTCTTTATAGAGCTCATCAAACTTCATGCATATATTTATGCTTTTAGAGCTAATTCTAAAGCAACTAAACATGCAAAGCAGTTAATTTCTTTATCTACCACAAACGCCGTCTTATACAAATGATCAGCAATGATAGTAATCATTTGCTTTTTCTTAAACTCATCTATCGGCTGACTATAAATATGGTCTAGTAAATTAGCTAGCAATGTATCATAGTCTCCTTGAAAGCGATCTTCCTTCTCAATAAGATGCTTCCTTACCTTTAACGAGTCTTTTTTGATACCTTCGAAGACGCTGTTAAGTAGCTCACTGTCACTCCCATTGCTATCAATGCAAAGCTCGCCATCAATAACTGACTTTTGGATTTCGTTGATAGTTTTTCGGAGGTCAGGGAATGTTCTTTTAACCAACTGACCAAATTTAATTTTCTGTTCATCACTTACTGTTACGCTTTCTTGTTTTAATATATTGAAGCAGCGCTTTGCTGCTTGTTTAATCTCAGGTTTTAAATCGATAGATTGACATCTGGATTGTAGGGCTGGAATAATCTTATGCTTATAGTTAGCAGTAAGAATAAACCGACAGTACTTAGCATACGTTTCCATAGTATTGCGTAGCGCAGCCTGTGCCTGAGAGGTTAGCCCGTCAGCTTCATCTAATACTACTACTTTTACGCCCCCATCAAATGACTTAGTCTGAGCGAAGTTAGTAATATTATGCCGGATAGTATCAATACCAGATTCATCTGAAGCATTAATATAAAGATAATTACATCCTAGAATGTCATTAACAATTATCCTGGCAAGAGTAGTTTTACCAGTACCAGGACTACCTACAAATAATAAGTTAGGAATCTCACCCTTAAATTGTGATACTATTCTTAAAGACTTATCATCGAGGATAAGATCATCTAACTTAGCCGGCCTATACTTCTCAACCCAAATCTTGTCAAACTCAATCATAATCTATTTACCTGAACTACCGAAACCTTTATCACCACGAACAGATTCTTCAACAGAACCCTCTGATACTTCAACAGGGTAGTTAGCATATACCACGAACTGAGCAATACGATCTCCAGCTTTTACTTCATAATTTTTATCAGTTAGATTATAGAGCTTAACGCCAGCATCACCACGATAGCCTTCATCGATGATACCTGGATGTGGTATAATACCATGCTTAAATCCAAGACCAGAGCGTCCTTCTACTTTAACCCAGAATCCCTCCTCAATATAAGCAAACTTAAGACCAACACCAACAACCGCAGAACCACGTGCAGGGATAGTTACACTTTCAACCGAAGTAACATCCATACCTGTATCATTGCTATGATTTTTCCCCGGCAACACCGCATCAACATGAGTCTTTTCAAACTTTAACTTCATACACATATGATATACTACTAATAAAAAAATTCAACTACGTTGTGGATTTTATTAAATATAGATTAAATATATGGGTGGAAGGTTATAATTCATCTTTTGATCCTAATAATGACGTTGACAATGCAGTTGACGATATCATTACCCAATTGAGTACGCAAAATAATTCAGAGACAAAAGCAAAACAATCTGCTGAAGTACCTGGAACAGATGAACTAGAAGAGTATCTTGTTAAAACTACAGCGAGACTTATCGACACTACATTAGATGCTGTGGATAATGTTAAGGACTATATATCATCTGCACCTGAGAACAGAGATGTAGCCTCTTTAGCCGAATTAATGCGTTCTGCTAACGGCGCTATTGAGACAATGCAGAAGATACATGCTAATAAAGAGAACATTCAAGTACGTAAAGACGTTAAGCAGATGGATATTGATTCGAAAAAAGAACTTAACCTCCTTGACAATACCGCAAAGCTTGTAATGTCAAGAGAAGAGGTTCTCAAAGCTCTTACTAATGGTGAAGAGAAAGAAGAAGTAATTGATATTTAAACACTTCTTAACCACCGTGGTGTATTAGCACTTCTACCATTAACACCCCATTTTGTAGCTTGTGCACCACTCCTACCATTACTAATAGCGATATCAATGTGTAAGTTTCCTGCCATATAACCTGGACCAGCTCCAATACTCTCAATACCAACACTCTTAAGTATTTTAGAAAATTGATAGAGCTTATCAAAATGGTTTGGATTTTCTGCACTTAATCTAGTACTTCCATCATACACCCTTATATCAGCAGCCCAACCATCATCATGCCTCTTTGAACCTGTTCGGTTTACACCGTTACGGCCACCATCGCGTGCTGCGACTTGACCACCTGAATAGACAACTATCTTATAGCCAGATTTTGCACTAGCTGCATTAATCATATTAGCTAATTTTGGTTGAATAGGTTTATTACGAGTTCCATTCAAAGCATAACTAACATTAGGGTTAGTTTCAACTAGCTCTTCAGGCATATCACCCATTTGCGCTTTAATATTGTCAATACTACCTTGACAAAGCTTGACCTCAATAGTACCAAGATTATCATGCGCAATCTTTTTAATACGAGTCCATCCAGTATCACTAATAGGCACACCTTTGCTAGCTCCACCAAGTTCACCTAAGTCATTTGCTCTCATAAAATGTTGATATGCACCAACTGTCATATCAACGTTAGATTCTTTTTGACCATTCCAGTCAATAACTTTATAGTAATACCACTTACCATTAGGTACTCTCATTGCAGCAAAAAATTCATTACTAAGTTGTAAGGGAGTTTTGTAGTTCTTACTTAAAGGTGTAACGGTTGGATCATTTGTAAACCGTCTAAATAGAGTCTGACTTATAGCAACACCATCATTAACAATACCAGATTTAGGTGTATTGTAAAGATTTTCCATACCCGTGTCAGTAAGATCATGCTTCCAACCCACCGCAATAGCACCAGTCACATTATTAAGACCAATAGACCTTTTATCACTATCTGATAACTGCCCTTTAATAGCTTTTCCTAACTCGGTTAAACCACCAGAACTCATATATGATGCACCAAGCCTGTATGTATTTTCACCTAGATTACTAATACCTTTCAAAGTCATTTTATCACCAGCTAAAGCAGAATAATCTTCATACCAAATTCGTTTCTCCCCATAGTCTACAAGACCAGCAAAAACAGAGTAATGAGATGTTACACCCCGTTTCTTTGATTGTAAAGTAAATGTCTTTGAAATTGCTACTTTACCGTCAGAGTATCCCTTACCATTAACAGGGGTATTATCATATGGTGGTAAACTGGAAAAGTTGCCAGTCTGCCCTCTCATATTCTTATTATTGTCAGTTACCCTTTGAACTTTATTAGCTCCATCTGCTTCAATAGTTTCACCATTAACATACACTGGATGTGTCCCAGATGGAAACGATGTGTTATCAATGTATGGATTGTATCGATACTTATTCTGATATTTGTCAAAGCACCCTCCTAGATTTTCTTTAACCTTATTAAGGATTGCAGACCCAGTAGTGTTAAAATCAAAATAAGATTTAATATCAGGAGTATATCTATAGACTTTATCTGTGTTTCTAAGGGATTGTCCTCCTTGTGCTAACTTAGAAAGTTCTGATAGGTTCTTTTTACCTGCTAGCACAGCTTGAGTATTAGTCCAAGCCTTGTTGGCCAGTTGAGTAACCTCGACAAACCCATCTTGAAATAGTGCAGGAATTTTATTAAAAACCGCCTGATCAAGTTCACCGATCATATTAGTAAAAGTATCTTTTAGATCTCCTACTCCGAAAGTATTAGCAGCAGATTTAGTAGAAGCAGCTTGAGCCATTCTACCAATACTATCACTAGTATCTAAAAACAAATTACATGGTGAATTAAGACAATCCTTTAGCTGATCATTAAGAGATTCCTGATACCCGTCTGAGTAAAGTTCAGGATTATCAAATCGACTTTTAATATCGCGTACTATTGAGTCAAAGATTGGATTATTAACAATTTTAGATGTATAAAAATCTAAAGTAGACCAGTCTAACTGCCCGCTGTTAAGAACTAAATTCTGTACGAAGTTTTCAGCTACGGCAAGATTACCATTAATTGCGTTGTTATATCCAACAGCTAAGTCAATATCTAATTGAAAATCAGGATCGTCAACTATATCACAAAACGGAGTATTGTACTTTAAGTAATCTCTACTTATTGCAATACCCTGAAGTTTTTCATGAAGATTGTTGCTATAAATAACCATATTAATCTTTTATTGTAATTCTATTTAGCACACTAGTTATATACTTAGACTTAATAAATTTATATGTATTATTAGCCTGTGCTTTAAATATATAGTCAGGTTTATTTAAAAGGTAAACTGTCCACCATAAATTAATCGTACCATATAATTGAAAGGATAACATAGTCCAAGGCTTATCAGACATTAAAGTAATTTCATCAGTAAACTCATCACTTATATCGTCTGGGAAAATTACCTTGTTTAAAAGGTTATAAAAATAAACATTATTATCTTCAATTAAGTTAACATTAAATATATTTTCATACAAATTACGACTTAAAGTGGCTAAATCTGTAATCTCATTTTGGGCTTTTCCATTTATTATTGTACTCATGTTTTTAATTGGTCGCCGGAGCTGTTCCTCGGGTTACTGTGTCGTTAATAATAGATGTAGTAAACGCGTCACTCATCATTGTATTACCGTAATCACCAATTAGTGATGTAAATTCTATTGTTACCTCATACGCCTCCGGTACAGGTACTTGAACTGGTTTAGATATTACTGTTTTATCAGAAAGTATAGGTGTAGAAACAGATGCACGTCTCACAGTACCTAAAAAGTTAATCGATAAGTTTGAAATATAGGCATACGGCATGGAAAACTGACCTGGCACTGAAATTGTGTATAGTTTCGGTGGTGGGCTTTTAGCAAAAGAAGTTTTATAAGATTTATTCTGAAAAGCCAATAACCAAAGTAATTCATAATTTTGCTGTACTTGATTAACATCAGCCCTACGAATAGTATTTAAGAGCGGGAACTTAATTGTTCTCTTCATACCATCGGTAGCATGCTGAAAATATTTAGGCTTTTCAATATAAACACCCGGCTGAGTAATGTTCATTATTTCGGAAAATTGTTCTCCCTTACTCATAGCCCCAGTAATGTAACCACCTAGTACTCCTCCTGTTTCCTCTCGTTTCTCGCCCCATTCACTCGTTATTGTTTGCTGAGGATCATAAAAAGGTAATCTATATTGAAATCCGGTTTTGGTAGTTAGATAAATACCCTCTAACGATTTAAGATTATGAGCTGCTAGTAACTCAGTATCTTCTACCGCATACTCATCAAGCGCATCTTTAAATTTACCAACAGTGCCTTTTATATTACTCATCATACCCCCCTCACTACCTTGAGAATTAAGTTTACCAAGTAATGCTATAGGATCAACACCAAATACATCATTAACATTATCGCTAACAGCTTTAACCCCTTTAGCTGCTGCTTTTAAATAATATATCGCACCAGAAATCAAAGAGCTAATTTTTTGCTCTCGTTCTGTTAAAAATACACACGGTGTCTTATCTAAAACCGCTGCACTTGCTTTAGGTCCAGCATACCAACTAAAATCATTAACGACATCAATAATACCATTAGGTGCTAATTTTGGCTGAACATCCTCGTTAGGTAGTTTTAATGTTTTTATATCTCCTGCGCCAGGTACTAATATATCGACAGATTCGACTACTGTAGATTGGCCTGTATTAACTAAAATTGTACTCATTATGCGTAATATTCTATTGTTGCGAGATTAGGTTTAAGGTTTACCGTTGATGGTCCGCTTGATGTACTTGCTTGACCGGCTCTTCCTAAAGCCATGATACCATCTCTTATACTAGTAAGAATTTGAAGCTGAGCTATATTAACACTCTTAATATCGTTAAAGACTGCTGCATCTTGTATTCCATTAGAATCTTTACTCTTTAAAAACGAATCAAGAGGTCCTCCCGTCTTAAGAGCTAATACATCATCCCTACTATTAATTCTTACTGTCTGACCACCATGAGTAATTACACCATCCTCAACTTTCTTGACCTGAGATGCAACCTCCTCTGGGGAAGATGCTGGTGTTATGCCAAATGCATCCATTACTACACCTCCAAGCTTCGTCATAGGGAAAACTTGAGTCAGCTGATCAGCTACAAATCTTCCAAGATAATCACCAATCATATACGCTGGGATAGAAACAAGTATACCACCAGGAACTCCATTTACTAATGCAGCTGCCATGGCACCGCCGGCGACTCCACCAACACCCTTTACAACTCGATTACCTATTTTTGTCTTTAATTCTTCAATACCGAGTTCTGGGTTATCAGCATATTGGTTTACATCGTAAGCAGTAAACGCAGCTTCAAGAGCTGAACCAACAATAGGAATTTTTGTTAATAACTTTCTAGACCCAGTTTTTAATGCCGGTTTCAAGACTTTACCTAAGGCCGTTTTTGCTTGTCCTACACCTTTTAAAATTTTACCACCTACATATTGTACTGCTCCTTTGGTATACTTTACACCAGACTTAACCATATTTACTCCTGATTGAAGACCTTGCTTAATAACTCCGGGAGCTGCTTTAACTGCTTTAACAGTAGTCTTTATAGCGGACTTCGTTTTATCAATTCCTGACTTGACAAGGTTCGAACCTTTATCATATAGAGTTCCCCAAAATCCCCTACTTGACCCACCACCCCCTCCTCCACCACCACGCGCTGCATTGACGGCGGCGGAAGCACTACTGGCTACAGCTTTTGCACCTCCCTTAACCATATTAAGAGCTTTAGACAAAAACCCCTTCATTGAATTAAAAGCACCTTTAACTGCACCTTTTAAAGCATTAGCCCATTTCGAATTCCATAGCGCGCTAAACATGCCTTTAATCGCGCCCCCTACTTTACTTGCCGCATTCTTAAGAAATCCTAGCAATCTTCTACCAACTTTTTTAAGACCTCTCCAAATAGCCTTGGCTGCCTTTTTAGCACCGTTAAATAAAAATCGCCCAAACTTTGCCAATAACCTACCAATACCCTTAAAAAGCTTAACAAAAGCACCTTTAAGAAACTTGAGAAACTTACCCATGTATTCGAAAAACTTTTTCTTAATTAAACCCCATAGTAATGGACCTAACGTAGCAAGCAAAGCACCTAACGCGCCTAGCTTCTCAAGTAGCCCTCCTTCAGCTTCCTTAGCGCCGGCAGCTCCTTCAGTAGTTGCAGACATACCTTTAACTTTGTCTTTAGCAGACGTATCTCCAGTTCTTGCAGCTTCTGGATCAGGGTTAATGACATTACGGAGGATTTCGAATATCTTAGTGTACCTCGTCGTCTCATTTGATGTGAGTGTGGCACTTACAGGTTTCTCTTTTTCTCGTGACTTTTTATTACCAGCCTTTGAATCAATAATTACGCCCTTTTTACCTTTAGTTTTTGTACCAGAGGCCTCGTCTTCAATTGACTTCTGAGCAGTAATAATTCTCAAGCCATCAACTATTTGTGATATATCATCAGCCACAAATATATTTAATCTTAGAGCATTAGTCTGCTGCTAAGAATCCAGCATCAATATTCACTACTGCATCATCATCAAAAGTAAGACATCTATCTTCAACTTTTTTAACGCTTGATATATAATCGATTATAGAATTATTTAACGATAAAGGAAGTTCATTAACCACTTTAACTCTTTCATAGACACTAAGATCATTAAAGCTTAAAGATGTTTCACCTAGCTTAATTGCATCAACAAACTTAATAATTTCATAAGTTAATACAAGCTCAATACTTTGCTTTTCTTGCTGTTCTTGTGTAAGCTTGCCTAACTCCGTAATAATCTTTTTATTAATTTTTATATCAGTATCAATAGTTGGTACCTTACATGTGGCTTCAATACCACTATCCTCAATAGTTGCTGTAAGATTAACATCTTTAATGTTATATGTTGGAAGTTCGCTTAAATCATAATCTTTTTCATCGATTAAAAACGTGTTACCGGATGTCGCTTTACGCAATTCAAGCAAAATTGGTATTCTATCACATACTAAAAACTCTACATCATCTTGGCAGTTATCTTTAACAATATCGCTAAATACGTTTAAACTTTCTACTGATCCTTGCACACCATCAAAAGCAGACTTGAGGAGTTTCTTTTGTTGTGTCACATTAAATTTTTTAAATGTAGCCTTTTTCGAAGTTGATGGTACTTTAATCGATACTGTACTTGCATCGTTAACTTGCTTAAGATCATTTAAGAAGGATTTGACATCGGCGTTCATAACTTTATTTATGATATGTTTTCAAATTGCAACTATTGTTGCTGTTGTTGTTGATTTTTCTGAAGCTCTTTATTTTCTTCCTCGATTCTTAGATTATGTTGATTCAATATAATTTTTGTTTCAATAGGTGATAAATCGAAAAATATATTTGAGCCAGGGGTAATAGTATTTTGAAAATAGTATAACAGTTTGTAAAATTGATTTAAATCTGTTGTAAAAATATTTGCAACTAATTCAATAAGACCGTTACTAATAATATTAATACCAAATCTTTCAACTCCTACCGCTTTATTCTCAGCAATAACAGTTACATCGAGCAAATCATTTGATATAGATTCAATATAAGCTTTAATTTTATTGAAAACTTCTACAGGGAGATTGTCAAGGATTTGTGATTGCTCTGCAGCAGGTAATTCATAAAAGGTTAAAGATTTATTACCTATCTTCACCTTCTGTATTGTTGAAATAAATAGTTCATCTATTGTATTATAGTATGAAATAGTAGGTAGATCGAGCGTAACTTCAATATTCTTTTCGCTAAATGTAAGTTCAAAGTCTCTATAGTTTTCTTCTAGCTTATTAAGAAGTGCCACTAAGCTGATATCTATTTGTTTACCATCTTTATCCATAGTAATAATACTATCGACAAAAGTCATTCTATAATATAGAAGTAAATATAGCCTATCGAAAATATTTAAATCATCATCAATGACAGTGTTTTCGAAAAATTTATTAAGTCCATAGTAATCACCGTTGTTAATATATTTAACTATAGTGAGATAGTCCTTATTACTAAGTTCTTGGATTCTTTTTATTTTACTACTAGGTAACTTTACTTCAATATCAAACTTCATGTGTACAAGCCTGGAGTACTTAGCTTGTAATCGGAAAATATCCAACCCACAGTCTTAGTTATATCAGATAAACTAATAGCGTTATAACTCATTTGATCACCACCTTGAGTATTATATGGCGCGCAATTATAGAATGTAGTAGCTTTACGTAATTTATAATCAATTACATTCGTCTCATTTCTTATAGCAGCATTTTGTGACGATCCTAGCTTATCCTCATAATGGTTATCTGCTCGAGTATATTGTGTTACCACAATATTACATTTAATATCAGTATCAGCATCACCATCTTCAATTAAACCTTTATAAGCAGTTGCAACAATCCACGGCTTGATAAAATAATCAACAACATCAATATTAGTTTCTAAAAAGCTAATACTAATTTGATTTCCACTACCATAAGTACCTCTATTATCAGCGTAATATCCGTCTATCAACCCACCAGTTCCAGAACCAACCCCTGTAGTGTTTATAGAAACATTCTCAGTAGGCATTGCAATAGTCTGCGCCAATAAGTAACCTTCTCTATCTTCTGAAAATTTATCAATTAAATCTGGAACAACTTGATAAGCTCTTGGTTGGTACTCCTCAAGCACCTTGCGAATACGATTACCAACTTCAGTCATAGATGGACCAGTCCTACTCTGAAATTGCACTCCCCAAAGATTTTTGAGAGGTATATCTCCAGACCAATCTTGATGGACACGGAGGCGCTGTTTAATAGGTTGTCCCATCTATATTACTGCTCTTTTGTATAGTAGTGGTACGCTATAGTTGCATTAACTTCAACTGTAGCACCAGTACCGTCGGAGATATTATAGCCTATATTATCAATATTACGTAAAGAAGCTCCTACTAGCTTGTATTGTGCAATAGGCTCAAGCTCTTTATCTAACTGTGCGAGCTGGATAAAGAAATCGTCATCAGGAGTACCATATTCACCAGTAGAGTTTAAATCATCAAATAAAGAGCGTGAAGCTCCTTCAAAGTAATTGCGAAGTTCACTATCCGCATCAAGATAAAAATTAAGAGCATATCCATCTGAACCTGGGTATGTCACTGTTCCAGGTACATTTAATGCAAGGCCCATATAAGGTACTGCTACATTTGTAATACTACGTCCAGGTAGAGCTGCTGTCTTGACGTATACAAGATCATTTTCTGTTAAAGCTGGTACTCCTTGAAGTTGCATTTGTGTAACACGGAAGAGAAAATCTCGAGAAAAGTCACGATCTGCTGCAGTGCGGTAGAAATTTTGAATTGTCTGATTAACTGGCATATCAATATTTAGTCTTCCAACACGAAAATTAACAAAAAGAACTACAATTGATTGTATAATATTTTATACAGGTGGACTATTATAGATCTACTGCATAAATATATGTATCATGCGATTAATTTCGTCAGTAAAAGGATTTCTTAATTCAGCGAATGCTAAGGCAGAT